TGGCGAGACGGCCTTTGAGTCCAGTCATGATTTCTGAAACGGTTGCTGCCATCAGGCGACCACCGGATCACGGAATGGTGCGACGAGTGCAGCGACATCAGGGTCGATGCGTCGAACCATGATTGCTCCAAGATCGCCAAAGCCTGCAACACCAAGTGGTGAATCGAGACGTTTGTATTGACGCTCGGTGAGCAGAACTGTTGCTTCACGGATTGCGTCAGGCACTGAAGGCCATCCCCAATTCGCTGTCACTTGGATCAGGTGGCGACCGTTGCTGGCGACAGGCCACAAGGTGTCAAGCGCACGAAGTACGTTCACTGGTTGACCTTGGGCGAGTGCGTTGGCTGGTTCGATCTGATAATCGGTGCCAGCAGTCAACGTCTTTTCATAGGTGCCGTCGGCGTTCTCGTCAATCTTGACGACAAAGCCAGTCAGCGTTGAGATGTCTTCGACACGGAGCAGGTCAGTGGTTGGTGCCATGTAGACACGAGCCGTTGCTGACCCGTCGGCATAGAAACGGCGTGAGCATTCTCCGTCGATGCGACGAGATGCTGCTTCAACTGCACGCTCCAACAGGTCGTCATCAACGCTGTCGGTGATTCGAAGTGCTGCCTTAACTTCTGAGAGTGAGCAGTAGCCGTTTGTGATTGCCATTGGGTGCTACTCCTTGGTCGTGGACTTCCGTGCTTTTGCGACGGGCTTCGCTGCCTTTTCCTCGACGGGGTCGACGGCTGCGGTGGTTTTGGCTGATGCGACACGGATGGCGTAACCGTTAGCGATGAGGTCTTCGGCGATTGAGTCTTCGACGTCAATTTCGCCTTCACGCTCAGGCCATGGCTGGCGGTTCACGGTGCCACTCAGACCGACGAGCATTTTGACTCGGGTCATTGGGTCTCCTTATGGGTTGAGAGTGACCCGCCCCACACTTGGCGAGGCGGGTCGAACTCAGTCAGGTATGTGACGTCAGGAAGCGCCACCAACGAAGTGCTTCACAGCACCTGTGGTGTCGACGAGGTCAGCGTCGGTGCGGAGTTGCACACGGAAAACACGCTGGTCGTAGTCAAACTTCAGGTCGTCGCTCACTGCGATGTCAATGCCGTTCACTTCACGGATGAAGTACGACGGGAAGTGACCGAAGAGAACTGACTTCGCTGAAAGTCCAGGACTTGCCATTGAGTCGTTCAAGTAGACAGGGAAGCCAAGCAACTGATCGACGTCACCGTTGAGACCCGGTGCGAATAGATAGGCACCGTTGGAGTCCACCAACTTGCGGGCTGCTGCCATCGCCGTTGAGTTCATCATCCAGCCAACTCCGGGCTGTGATGTGTACGACGAGGTCACTGCATAGCGCAGGTCAATGAGGTCGTCTCCAGTGAAGGCGCCAGTCACACCAGTTCCGCCAGTGACACCAGCGGTTGAGCGGGTGACGAGGCCATATGGCTTCGATGAGCCGTCACCTGTGGTCATGTGTCCACGGGTAGCAACACCAATGGCGGTGCCAGCCTGACGAGCAAGGAAGCCTGCAACGTCGAGCGACGAGTCATTTGCCAACTCTGCTGTGAGAGCCACGAGCACTGAATACTTGTATGCACCGAGTGAGGTGGTGCCAAGCGTTGGGTCGCTCTCACTGATCTGACCACCTTCAGAGATGATCGCTGCTGACGAGTTCGCCGTGCTCTTTGGCACTGAGAGGGTCTCGCCTGCTGAAGTCGTGAGGACGGTTGCATGGTCACGAACGACGTTCGTCTGCACCAAGTGCTCAACAATGCGGTCATAGACCGACGTTGGAACCATTGTTGCTGACGACTTCGAGATCGCACGCTTTTCGAAACGAGCTGAACGAATTTCTCCGTTGAGCAAACGACGAACCGTGAGGTCGTCTTGGTCGACTTCCTCTTCACGGGCTTCAAAGTCTGGGCGAACACCGAGGCGAGCACGAGACTCTTCGATGTTCCTTGCACGCTCCTCGGCCTGAAGGATGCTCTGAATGCGAGCGTCCTTGGCGTCAAGGTCTGCGTTGATTCGGTCGAACGCCTCTGATTCTTCGGCGCTCAGGTCACGATTCTCCGAGGCTGCTCCGTCGAGAAGAACTTTCGCTTCTTCCCACGCACGAGCACGATCCTCGGAGAGGTTTTTGACGATGTCATCCATCGGGGTATCTCCTCTATGGGTAAGGGGTTGGGGGGTTGGGATGCAGGTGGTGACGACGGTGGTGCTCACAGGGAGTCCGAGCGACGCTCCGGGCTGCTGTGACTCAGCGTTTGTTTCGCAGAGTCAGGTAGCGGGCTGCCAACTCGGTCGGCATCCCAGATTTCTCATCGACGGTTTCCTCAGTGCGCTCTTCTGGCTGCTCCTGTGGTTCATCGTCAATGGTGCGAACTGTTGCTCCAGCGGTGTCTGGGTAGGCGGGGAATCCGCTCACGACACTGACCTCATGCAAGATCACTTCACGGAGTTCACGGCTGGAACGGTCTTGACTCCATGTGTCGCCGTCTTTGGGGACTGCGAAACCGAACGACATTGAATGAACGTCGCCACGTTGCATGAGAATGGAAAGGTCACGACCAGCGGTGGTTGGAGGGAGTTCTGCTTCAACGAGCAGTCCACGGTCGTCTTCGCTCAGGGTCAAGGTTCCTGAACGGGTTGATGCGAGCACTTGGTCGGAATTGTGGTTGAGGAACATTCGAACCTCACGACCCGAATTGAGTGAGCGGGTGAACGCTCCGGGTCGAATGGTTTCAATGAACGGCAGCGGTTCCGATGGTGAGTCAAAGACTGCTGCATATCCACGAAAGCGCATCGGCATCTCGTCGTCTGTTGTTTCCTCGACGGCTAGGTCGCCGACCGTCACCGTGCGGAATTCGACCTCACGGCCATTCACACGACGAGTCTCGGCAAAGACGAGCCGACCAATTTCTGGAGCGTTGTCCATGGAGTCTCCTTCAGGGATCATTTCGGGGGTTCGGCATCGACACCGACTGGTGGCGGTTCGCTGCTCGGCGTCGCCATCGGTGCGCCAGGCAGCGCCATCACAAAATCGTCTCCACCGTCGTATGGCTCAAGACCTTCATCAGCACGACACTCGTTCGGTGTCTTGATTCCAGTGGACACTGCCAACTGGTGAGCACGAAGTCGAGTGAGTGTGTCGGCTCGGAGGAACCCGTCGACATCAAAGCGCATCACTTGGGATGGTGGGAGCAGTGCTGAGAATGCTTCCTCAATACGTCGCAGCCAAGGCAGCAGTGTGTAGGTGACGTAGTGTTGTCCAGCCATTTCAGCATTGCTGTATGTCTGGGAATCACCCTTCGCACCAATGAGGTATGCGGGGACTCGGTAGATGCGAGCGATCTGTGCCACTTGCAATTCCCGAGACTCGTTGAGTTCCATATCAGCAGCACTTGCTGTGACTGGTCTCCATCTCATTCCGCCGACCAACACTGCAG